GTTATAAGTTATAAAGAAATCAAAAAATACTAATATTATGTTATTAAAAAGAGGTGACAACAACGAAAATGTCAAACAATTACAAATCAAATTGGGATTAGACCCAATAGGTAACTTTGGACCTAAAACCGAAGAAGCTGTAAAAGCATGGCAAGCTAAAAACGGATTAACAGCAGATGGTATCGTAGGTGATGGTACTTGGAATAAAATAATGGGAACAGCTTCAACAGCTGCACCAACTCCAACACCAGCTCCGGTAATAGCATCAGCAACTGTGGCTAACACAACTGGATTGAAATTAGATTCATTAAAAGGACATGTACCTGATAATGTGATAGCAATGATTCCAGAAGTAGCATCTAAATTTGAAATCAACACTCCATTAAGATTAGCACACTTTTTAGCACAATGTGGACATGAAAGTGGTGGATTCAAATTAACACAAGAGAACTTAAACTATTCAGCACAAGGTTTGAATGGTATATTTAGAAAGTATTTCCCAACAATTGATTCAGCAAATCCATACGCAAGAAACCCACAAAAGATTGCAAACAAAGTTTATAGCAATAGAATGGGTAATGGTGATGAAGCAAGTGGTGATGGTTGGAAGTATCACGGAAGAGGATTTATCCAATTAACAGGAAAAGATAACTATGCAGCATTTGGTAAATCAATAGGAGCAGATACGGTTAGTAATCCTGATTTGGTAGCATCTCAATACGCATTAGCATCAGCAGCTTGGTTCTTCAACAAAAACGGATTACATAAAATGGCAGATGGTGGAGCAAACGATGCAACTGTAACAGCAATTACTAAGAGAGTAAATGGCGGGACAATCGGAATCGTTGACCGTATAAATCATTTTAACGAATTTTACAAATTATTAGCATAATAATATTTATAGTATAAACAAAAAAAAACGATGGGAAATATTAAATTAACATCCTTATTGCAGGAAGAAAAGAAAAAAAAGGTTGATGAACAACAACTAAACGAATTTGCTGGTGCAGAAGTAGCATTAATGACAACTTTAGGAACACTTATTACACTTGCTGCAGAAGTTTCTACTGGGGCTTTTAGTCCAGATGGTAAAGGTATAATTGGTAGTACAATTGATAATCTTAGAGATGCATATGTAAAGGCTACAAAATTAAAACCAATTCTTGATAAGTTAGATAAAGACCCAGAAGTTCAACAATTTATCGAAGATAATATCAGAAAAATGGCAAATATGGCAGGTGCATATAATGGTCAAAAATGGCATGAGGTGATTGATAAAAAACTTACTGATAAAGAAAAACAATATGCAGGTAAAATTTGGGCAACTGATATACCATCATACAAAACTGGTGATAAAGATGCTATAATTGCAAAGCATGATGCTGCATTAAAACAAAAAGCAAAAGATAAAAAAGCGGCACAAAAACAAGCTGCAAAAGTTGGTAATGTTGATTTAGACCAAAAGATTAAAAATCCTGAAACTGATAATGATATTTCTTTAAAGAGTGCATTGGGGTATGATAAAGATAGTGTAGTTTACAAAGCAGCAGTTCAAAAGATACAAAAAGATAAAGGTAATGATGGTGAGCAAAAACCACAAGAACCTGTAAAAGGAGCATCGATGTTTGATAAAAAATATAAAGATAAAAGATAAATAAAAGGGAGTTAAATACTCCCTTTTTTATTTGGTAATATTAGATATTTTTTGTATTTTTAAATAAATCTCAAACCTATATTAGTATTGAATTTGCTTATAAAATATACTTTAAAAAACATTTGGAAAGTCCAACAATTTGGTGTATATTTGTAATCTCTTAATATTTATATACCTAGAGGGTGAAGGAAACTCACCTAAATAAAACCTTAAAACATAAACATTTAAAACCTTAAAACAATGGCTATTAATTTAGACGCAATCAGAGGTAGACTGAACAAACTACAAAGCACAACTTCCAAAAAAGTAGAACTTTGGAAACCAGCACCGGGCAAACACACTATTCGTTTAGTCCCTTACAAATTCAACAAAGAGAATCCTTTCATTGAATTGTATTTTCACTACAACATTAACAACAAATCTTACTTATCTCCAATGAGTTTTGGTAGACCTGACCCTATCGTTGAGTTTGCTGATAAACTTAAAAGAATGGGTGATAAAGAAGATTGGAAAGCTGCTAAGAAAATGGAGCCGAAACTTAGAACATTCGTACCAGTATTGGTAAGAGGTGAAGAAGGTGAAGGTGTAAGATTCTGGGGCTTTGGAAAGACTGTATATCAAGAAATTCTTGGTTATATAGCAGACCCTGATTATGGTGATATTACTGACCCAAATGAAGGTAGAGACATTACTGTTGAAATTGTATCAGCAGAGGACAGTGGTACTTCTTACCCTGTAACAACAATCCGTGTTAAACCTAAAGAAACTCCTTTAGCAACAACTAAAGAAGAAACGGACAAATTCCTTAACGGACAAACTGAAATTACCGAACTTTACCAAGAGTTGACTTATTCAGAATTGAAAAATGTATTAGAAGGTTGGTTAAACCCATCAGCAGGTGAAAGTGAAGAATCAGCAGCAACTGAAACTTTATCTTCAACAACTTCAAAAGATGAAGCACCATTTGATGTAGATGAACCAAAAGCAGCTACGGCAGCACCTAAAGCATCACCTAAGAAAGTAGATGATGTAGCATCGGCATTCGATGACCTTTTCAATAACTAATAAGTAAACAAATATGGCTAAAGCAACTAAAGAGGTAGACTTAGCAGAAGTGCTAGCGGACTCCTTAAACAAACAATCAAAAGACCAAAAGGTAGCATTCTTTTTGGATAACAATGACTCCCCTACAAACGTAGAAGGTTGGGTATCAACTGGAGCATCAATGTTAGATGTGGCTATCTCAAATCGCCCTTATGGTGGTTTACCTGTTGGAAGAATCACCGAAATTACGGGATTAGAACAAAGTGGTAAATCATTAGTATCAGCTCACTTACTTGCCGAAACACAAAAGTTAGGTGGTATTGCAGTGTTGATTGATACTGAGAACGCCGTAAGTAGAGAGTTCTTAGAAGCCATTGGAGTAGATACAACCAAATTACTTTATGTAGCAGCTGAGACTGTTGAACAATGTTTCGAATATACTGAAACTATTATCGAGAAGGTAAGAACTTCCTCTAAAGATAAGTATGTAACAATCGTTGTGGATTCGGTAGCAGCAGCATCAACTGAAAAGGAGATGGAAGCTGATTATGGTAAAGATGGTTACGCTACTGATAAAGCAATTATCATTTCCAAAGCAATGCGTAAAATCACAAATCTTATTGGTAGACAGAAAATAACTCTAGTATTTACTAACCAATTAAGACAGAAGATGAACGCAATGCCATTCTCTGACCCTTGGACTACATCGGGTGGTAAAGCAATCGCTTTCCATGCTTCGGTTCGTTTAAGATTAAAGAGTATGGGAACGATTAAAGCGAAAGAAAATGGTAACGATAGAATCGTAGGTATTAAAGTAAGATGTCAGGTTGTAAAGAATAGAATGGGACCACCATTACGTTCAGCAGATTTCGATATCTTCTTTGATAGAGGTATTGATAACTACGGAGCTTGGTTGGGTATGATGAAAGAAAACGGAATCGTAAAACAAAGTGGTGCTTGGTATGAGTACACTGATATTGAAAGTGGTGAGGTAATTAAATTCCAAGCCAAAGATTTCCCTTCTACATTGGAAAACAATCAGGATGTTAAAGAGCAAATTTATAAAAGAATTTGTGAGGCAACAATTTTACAATACAAAAAAGATTCACTAGACTCTGATAACTTAGTAGTAGATTCAGAAGTAATTGGTGATTAATAAAGGTTACAAAAAATATGAAAGAACTATACAAAAAATTACTTAATGAAGTTGAAACAGAACATGAATCCAACGCCCAAAGGGTAAGGAATGGTAGAGTTCTTGTCATAGATGGACTTAATACCTTCATCCGTAGTTGGACTACCAATCCTACAATGAATGAGGATGGGGAGCATACGGGTGGAGTTATTGGTTCATTAAATTCAATCGGTTCACAAATTAGACAATTTAATCCAACTAGAGTAGTTCTTGTCTTTGATGGTAAGGGTGGCTCTAAAGGAAGAAAAGAAGTATTTGAAGGATATAAATCAGAAAGAGGTAAGAATCGTTTTAGAGTTAATAGACAATATCCTGAAATGATGACACAGGAAGATGAGCAACTTTCAATGAAACGCCAATTTGTTTGGTTAGTTGATTTGTTAGATTCCCTTCCAATTACAACAATGATATATGATGGAATTGAAGCCGATGATGTGATAGCTAATATAGCTAAGCAAGTATTGGGTGAAGATGAAGAATGTATCATAGTATCAACGGATAAAGATTTCTTACAATTAGTAGATGATAAGACTAAAGTTTATTCACCAACTAAAAAGAAACTTTATGATAGAGAGATGGTAAAAGCAGAATGGGGAATGTACCCACAAAATCTTTTATTGTTTAGAACATTGGATGGTGATAACTCAGATAATATTCCTGGCGTTAAAGGATGTGGTTTAAAGACTGTACTAAAAAGATTCCCTGAATTATCAGAAGATAGATTAGTTACCTTTGATGAGTTCTTTGATATATGTGAATCTAAAAAAGATGATGCTAAAATATACGCTGATATCATTTCACAAAAGAAAGAGGTATTAAGAAATAGACAAATCATGCAATTAGAAGAAGCACATATCAATACAAATCAAAAACTTAAGATATTAGACCGTTTCAACGAACCTAATAAAAAGTTTGATAAGATGGATTTTATTAAAGCAGCAATGAAATATAAGATACTTCAAAATTGGAAAGACATTAACGATTGGTTAAAAAGCACATACACAAATATAATAGTAAAATAGATGGCAGAGCAAGTAGATACACTCTCTAAATATGGGCAATCGTTTCAAGCTAAAGTAATATCTGCTTTACTTACCGATGTTAGAATGATGGACACATTGTGCGAAATCATTGATAAGAAATTCTTCGAATCAGATGCTAACAAATGGATAGTACAAGAGATTAAAGATTATTACGATGAGTATAAGAAAGAACCTACCTTAGATGTATTCAAAGTTCAGGTATCAAAGTTGGATAATAGTTCTCTTAAGAAAGCAGTAGTAGACCAACTTAAAGTAGTTTACACACAAATTGGACAAGATGACTTTGAATATGTGAAGAATGAGTTCACATCATTTTGTATCAACCAAAATATGAAAAATGTAATTCTACAATCAGTAGATTTACTTAAATCAGGAAACTACGATAGAATCAAAGACTTAGTTGATAAGGCTATGAAAGTTGGAGTTGAATCGGATTTAGGCATGGATTACCTTTTAGATTTTGAAGAAAGATTTAGTGAGACTGGTAGAGAGACTGTTAAGACGGGATGGGATTGTATAGATGATTTAATGGATGGTGGAATTGGACCCGGTGAATTGGGAGTAGTAGTGGCGCCTTCTGGTGTTGGTAAGAGTTGGATGTTAGCGTGTTTAGGAGCAGCAGCTGTAAGAGCTGGTAAGACCGTAGTACATTATACATTGGAACTTTCACAACATTATGTAGGATTGAGATACGATACGGTATTTACACACATTCCTTCAAACGAACTTAAGGAAAAGAAAGAGGAAGTATTGCATAAACTTAAAAGATTATCTGGTAAGTTGAAGATTAAATACTATCCACCTAAAGGAGCATCATCAAAAACAATTCAACTTCATATTGAAAAGATGATAGCGGCTGGTAATAAACCCGATTTAATTATTGTGGATTATGCTGACTTGTTATTATCACATTCAAATAAAACCGATAGTACATACGCTGAGCAAGGTGGAGTATATATTGATTTAAGAGGTATGAGTGGTGAATTGCAAATACCAATTTGGACAGCATCACAAACAAATCGTTCAGCAATTGATAGTGAGGTTATTGAAGCAGATAAGATAGCAGATTCTTACGCTAAAGTAATGAACGCCGATTTTATTATGAGTTTGAGTAGGAAAGCAAAAGATAAATTAAATAATACGGCTAGGGTACACATTATGAAGAATCGTTTTGGAGCAGATGGTTTGACCTTCCCATCCAAAATGGACACAAATACTGGAACTTTAGAGGTATATGCAGCAACTTCTTCCGAAGGTATCATAGCATCAAAAGAAAGTGCTAATGGTGCAGAGATGGAAAGACAAATGTTACATAAAAAATATATGGATGCAATGCCAGGTACTAAACCACCGATTGTATCTGGATTAGGTTAATATTAACAATTAAAAAACAAAAACTATGAACAGTCAACAATTATTTGACCAAATGAAAGCTTTGTTCACAACATTTGAAGCAGAGCACAATGGAACTAAGAAAGTAAACAAATCAAGAGCTAGAAAAGCAATTGGTGAATTGAAGAAATTAGTAACTGCTTATAAGAAAGCTTCAACAGAAGAGCAAAAAGCGGCATAATATGATAGGGGTGGAAACACCCCTACCTATATGTTTTAATAGACATTAATAACAACAG